ATGGGCAGAGGAAGATGGAAACACAATACAGGAGGCTGATTAATGCCATATATAGGTAATCAACCGGGAACGGGTGTAAGAAGCCGTTTTATTTATACAGCGACTGCCTCCCAGACCACGTTCACAGGGGCGGATAACAACAGCAAAACGCTGAAGTACGCAGATTCTGCCTACGTTGACGTATTTTTAAATGGCGTGTGCCTTGTGCCGGGAACCGATTACACCGCCAGTACAAAGACGAGCATCGTATTAACCCAAGCTGCTTCACTTAGCGATACTTTAGAAGTGATTGCGTATGACATAGCGTCAATGAGTGATATGTCTGCGTCCAATGGTGGTACGTTTCAAGCTGACGTAACTTTTGCAGACGGTGCGGATATTATTACAGCGTCAAAAGGTACAGACAACGTTAGGCTTGGTGAAGACGCAGGAGCCTCAATTGCTTCTGGTGGTGATAACAATGTGACCATTGGTAAGGATGCTGGGACTGCAATTACAACAGGTTCTAACAACACTGTTGTTGGACATGACGCAGGGGCAGCTATTACTACTGGAACAGTAAATACTTTTGTTGGTAATCTGGCAGGGGATGCTACTACTACATCCCACCATAATACAGGCATAGGTCATCAAGCATTAACTACCAATGTGTTAGGCTCAAACAGTGTGGCTGTTGGTAGCTTTGCACTTAACTCACAAAACCCTGCTAGTGCTACTGATATGTATAACACTGCTGTTGGTTATAACGCAGGGCAAGCAATTTCCACAGGTGATAGAAACGTAGCCGTGGGAGCAACCTCTTTAGATGCTTGTACTTCTGGGCAGTACAACGTAGCCGTTGGAAATGATGCACTAACCACCTTAACCACTGGGGATAACAACGTAGCCGTTGGTATTAATGCGGGTGCAGCAGTCACAACGGGTGAAAAAAGCATCATAATCGGTAGTTTTGCAGGTGATGCTTTAACAACTGGTGGTAGTAATGTTGTAGTAGGTTATTCTGCTATGGGGGGTGCTACCACAGCTAGTCTATCAACAGTTGTTGGTTATCAAGCAGGGGAAGGCATAACAACAGGCGAAAGAAATAATTTGTTTGGAGTAAACGCAGGGCAGTCTTTAACCACTGGGGCAAGTAATACTTTTATCGGTGGAGCTTCAACTGGTGCGGGTAATGGTGCAGGAAAAGCTGTTACAACAGGTTCTAAAAATACAATCCTTGGAACTTATGACGGCAACCAAGATGGCCTAGACATCCGCACCTCCGATGGTAATATTGTACTTTCTAATGGGGATGGCGAATATCATATATGGATCGATACAAGTGGTGCCAAAATGATGAGAGGTGATGGTATTACCGCAGCGCAAGTAGGAAATGGGGCTGCTACTGGTTCTTACTTTGGTAACGCAGCAGATTTTTATTCTTGTCGTGCTACAAACTCAACCAGTATTCATACGAGGTGGTACAATAGTAATGGTCAGGTTGGTCGCATTGAAACAACTGGAACTCAAACAAACTATGTAACTAGCTCTGATTATCGGTTAAAGGAAAACGTAACATATAATTGGGATGCAACAACACGCCTCAAGCAATTAAAACCTGCTCGTTTTAACTTTATTGCCGATGCTGACACAACAGTAGATGGCTTCTTAGCACACGAAGCTGGAACAGTAGTTCCAGAAGCAGTTAGTGGTGTAAAAGATGGTGTTGAGGTCTGGAATGAAGCTGATGATTTACCAGATGGTATTTCAGCAGGTGACAATAAGTTGGATGTTGATGGTAATACCGTGCCAGAATATCAAGGAATTGACCACAGTCGCCTAGTGCCACTGCTTGTTAAAACCATCCAAGAACTAGAAGCACGGATAACTGCGTTAGAAGGAGAATAAACAAATGGACGAAATAACCACAGAAGAAATCGCAGCAAACTACACAGCAATGGGTCATTCTGTTGATCTCCTTAATTCAGGGAAACCAGATGACATGGAAGCAGACGAATGGACTGCAACCAAAGCTCGTAACGTAGAGCATTTAGAGTTGATGGTGGCTAAAGATTACTGGACTGATGAAGATATGACTGCGGTTAACAAAGCGATTGCAGATAACAAGTAAGGATTAAGCTATGGCAGTATCAAGAATCAACGAAGCTGGCCTCAACGTTAACCAGTATGGGAACAGGAACCTTATAATTAACGGGGCTATGCAAGTGGCTCAGAGGGCAACGTCAGCTACTGGTGTAGGTTCAGGTTTTGCATATCCAACGCTAGACCGATATAAAATAGTGCCATCAACTAGTGGTAGAGCTACAATGACTCAAACTGCTGATGGCCCTGCTGGTTTTGCTAATTGTTTAAAATTAGAATGTACTACTGCTGATACATCTATTGCTGCTGGTGAGTATTTTAATTTAAGACAATCTTTAGAAGGACAGGATGTCCAACGATTAAAAAAAGGCACGTCTAGTGCTGAAAAAATTACTGTATCTTTTTATGTCAAAGGCAACGCAGCCGCTACATACCAATGTGAATTAAGTGACCAAGATAATACTAGATATAATGGTCAAACATTTGCTGTAACTACTGACTGGACAAGAGTAATTCTTACATTTGATGGAGATACAACTGGCGCATTGGATGACGATACTGCTAGAAGTTTAGATTTAAATATTTGGCTTCATGCAGGTTCAACATATACAGGTGGTACATTTACATCAAATACATGGCAAACTACAGATAATCAAAGAGTTGGTTCAATAACTTCTTTCTTTGACAGTACCAGTCGCACATTTTTTATAACGGGTTTACAAATGGAAGTAGGCGACACCGCCACGGACTTTGAGCATAGAACCTTTGGGGATGAGTTGCAGAGGTGTAGTAGATATTATCAAAAAACAAAAGCTGCTAGTGACACAACTAAACTTTTTGGTTTGGTTTATATTGGAGCAGATGCAGGTGGAGTTTCATATGGAACACTTGCTGTTCCTTTAGTAACCACAATGAGAACTGTGCCGTCTCTTGAAACAACTGGAACCCTTAGCAACTATGCATTATTTGTTAAAAATGCTGCTACTGCGCTCAACACCTTTTCGGTAGACACAGGCGTAGATGACGGCACAATAAATGGACAGTTTTATCTAAATGCTTTTGCTACTGTAAGTGCTGGCGCTGGAAGTTGCGGTGCAGTAAGGGCAAATGGTACTGCTGATGCTTATGTAGCATTGGATGCGGAGTTATAGATATGAAAATAGAAAATGCACAATATATTAAAAGTTACTCAACTGACGAAAACTGTGCAATTAATTGCATAGCTGATGGTGTACACGTTTCTGTGCCAATAGGCGTTGAAGGCAACCGACACTGGCAAGCCATACAAGAATGGTTAAAAGAAGACGGCAACGAGATCCAAGCAGCGGAGTAATGTTACATGCCACTAAGCAAGCTCCAGTTCAAGCCGGGAATCAACCGAGAGGGCACCAACTACTCTAACGAAGGTGGTTGGTTTGACGGAGATAAAATCCGTTTTAAGTCTGGCTATGTGGAGCGCATTGGTGGGTGGCAACCGATAGCTACAACTACATTCTTAGGCAGTTGTCGTAACATGCTAGACTTTGTAACACTGGCATCTGAAAACTTTTTATTTATGGGTACGCATGAGAAAGCTTACCTCGAAGACGGAGGTACATACTACGACATAACCCCGCTTCGCACGACCTTGACCCTCGGATCTAATCCCCTCACGACAGGAGCGGCTGGTTCTGGAACGATTACAGTAACGGCAAATTCCCATGGCGCAAAGGCTGGAAACTATGTTACTTTTGCAGGGGCAACGGCTGTAGACGGAATAACCGCCGAACAGATAAACCAGAACCTTGAGATCGCAACAGTCATAAATGCTAACAGTTTTACTGTAAACACAGGTGGAGCAGCTTCTTCTGGTTCGACAGCAGGAGGTGGTGGTTCTGTTACCGCCGCTATGGAAATAGATATTGGTCTTAACACCACTGTTCTTGGTAACGGCTGGGGTGCAGGAACTTGGGGTCGTTTTACTTGGAGTTCTGGTGCTGGATCTTTGGCAGGTCAGAACTTACGATTATGGAAGTCAGACTCATGGGGCGAGGATCTATTGGCTAATCTAATAGATGGTAGCCTTTATTATTGGGATGCCACAAACGGCAAGACCGCTAGAATGGTGGAGTTAGCAGGTATTTCTGGTGCTACAGGAGTTCCAACAACAACTCGTCAAGTCATGGTATCAGATACAGATAGACATGTTTTATGCTTTGGTGCCAATCCAATTGGAAGTGCTACGTTTGATCCGTTGCTTATTCGTTGGTCAAGTCAGGAAAGTGTAACAGATTGGACACCTACTGCTACAAATACGGCTGGTAGTATACGACTGTCTCAAGGATCTGAGATTGTTTGCGCTGTTAGAACATCACGTCAGGTTCTTGTGTTTACAGAAAACAGTCTACACAGCGTTCAGTTTATTGGGCCTCCGTTTACTTTTGGCACAGCTATTCTTGGTACAAACGTTCGTATCGCTGGCCCCAACACGGCTATTGCGGTGAACGATCTAGTGTTTTGGATGGGCCAAGAGAACTTTTATGTGTACGATGGACGGATTACAGCTATTCCTTGCAGTGTACGTCAGTATGTATTTGATGATATAAACCGAAACCAATCGTTTAAATTCTTTGCAGGAAGCCTATCAAGCAATACAGAAGTTTGGTGGTATTATTGTTCCGAAAACAGTCAGGAAATAGATCGTTACGTTATCTACAACTACTTAGAAAAGGTTTGGTATTACGGTACTCTTACCAGAACAGCTTGGAACGACAGGGCTTCTGGTAATCGTTTGTTTCCACAAGCTGCTGGAACAGATGGTGTTTTATATAACCATGAAAACGGCCTTGATGACGGTAGCGTTAACCCACCTGTAGCGGTAAATGCTTTCGTTCAATCTTCTGATTTTGACATAGGCGATGGGCAACAGTTCATGTTGATTAACAGGATTATTCCCGACCTTAACTTTACAGACTCCGATGCTACACAGCCACAGGTTACACTAACCATGGGGGCAAGAAACTACAACGGTAGCGCAGCAGGACAGGGCACACAATCTGGAGATGTTGTTCGTAGCTCTGTGGTTTCAGGCACCGATAACTATACAGAACAAGTGCAGATGAGACTGCGTGGAAGACAAGTAAACCTAAAGGTTGAAAGTGATACTACTGGGGTAAACTGGAGATTAGGCGCACCTAGATTAGACGCTAGAGCGGACGGGCGACGATGACTAGAAAGATTGTTCGATCCATTATTCCAATTGCCCCTCTACAATATGACTCTGCATATGTGAATCAATTAGCTCGGTCCTTGGACAATTTTATTGACGAGCAAAGAAATCCGATTGTAAACCTTTCTAATATACCTAACGAAAGTTTGGCTAATGGATTAATAGAGGGAGACCTATACGAAGCAAATGGGTTTCTAAAAATTGTTAGAGCTAACGAAGTATTTGGCGGAACACATTTAGGCACGACAGCAGTAGGAACAGTAACGGTGGTGATAACATGACAGATATTCTTATTATGCCAGACGGTAGTAGGTGGAAACCTTCTTCAAGTTCTGATACAGTAGAATGTGTAAACTGTAATAATGCAGTAGACACACCAGAAGAGATCGCTTCTTATCCTGATGGTAACTGCCCAGATTGTGGAGAGTCATGGACAGGAAGCGAAAAGCGCAGTACTACTATTGTAGTAACAATGCCTGAACAGATTACGGGTGGAACATAATGGCAGAAGAAAAACAAACAAACAAAAAGACAGGGGATTTATTTTCTTCTATTGGTTCTCTCGTTGGTCTTGTTGCTGGCGGTGGTAACCCCTTAATGGCTGCGGTAGGTGGTGGCCTTGGTGCGCTTTTAGGTGGGGCCAATCCGCAACAGGCTATTCAATCGGGTATCGGAAGTCTTCTTCCTGCCCTAACAATGGGTAAAGCGGGACTAGTTGGAAATGTACTAGGTGCAATGGGCGGTGGACCAGGTCCACAACAACGTGGTGCAGGATTGATGAGCATGTTTGGTGGACAACCTACTAATCCAATGTCCATGATTATGGGTGGTGGCCCAACAGCCGCTGTCCCTGGTATTATGCAAGCCTTGGGTGTACGCAACGCTCAAGGGCAAGAAGATCCTATCATGGCTTCTATATTACGTGAGATGTTAGATCAGCAACGACGTCCTCGATTCGAGAACCTGATGACAGATTTAGAAAGAGAACAGTTCCGTACAGGTGAGCGTAACCCAAATTACCGTGGTACTCCTGTAATGGCGGCACAAGGTGGATACATCGAAGGTCCAGGCACAGGAACCAGTGACTCAATACCCGCAGCAATATATCAAGACGGTGGCAGAGTTCAGGAGGCGGCTCTCTCAGATGGAGAGTTTGTGATGACTGAAGCAGCTGTCAAAGGTGCAGGAAACGGGGATCGAGATGCGGGGGCTGCGGAAATGTATAGGATGATGAATCAATTCGAGAGGATGGCGTAATGGCTGAAGGAGACAATATTGTCAAACAGATGTCGCTTCTTCCTGAGTATCAGGAGAACTTTTTAAAAGATCTGTTATCAAACATATACAACGTTGAAAGAGACGCAGATGGCAACCCAACAGGGACTGTTACAGGTATCGCCTCTAAGTCTCCACTATACGGGGACGCAATTCTTGACGCTGACGGCAATCAAATGTTTGTTGGAGCAGATGGCAACCCGACATCGGATGCAAGCCAAGCACAGGTAGATCAGTATGGTAACCCTGTCTTTGCCACTGAGGGTGGGGTTGCAGAGCCAGACGTCATCAGGTTTACAGACGCACAACAAAAGGCAATTGAACTTTTAACAGGGAAAAAAGACCCTGTAACAGGAGAGTACGATTACTCAGGAATTGGGGCGTTTAAAGACGAGCTTGATAGAGCTAAACAAGTTCAAGAAAGGGGTATCGGCGCTGTAGACAGCACTTTGGGTCGATACAATCCTCAAGGGCAAGTCGTGTACGATACGGCTACAGATCCTTTAACAGGGAAAATGACACGAACACCTCGTATAGATCCTACCACCGGAGAACCGATGCGAGAAGGTGGATACAAAGATTTCTATGATCCGTTTGTTGAAGACGTTATTGACACAACAGTAGCGGACATACAACGAGAAGGTGACATTGCAAAGATTGGCGCACGAGCCGATGCTGTAGGCGCTGGTGCCTTTGGCGGATCTCGACAGGCCATAGCAGAACAGGAACTACAAAGAAACATCTCTGATCGTGCAGCTAGAACCACGGCACAGCTTAGATCTGCTGCGTATACAGGTGCACAAAACCAAGCTCAGTCTGCCTTTGAAAACCAGATGAAACGAGGACAGGGCGCAGGTCAGTTGTTCCAGGGTCTTGGCACTGGGATCGGGGCGCTTGGAGAAGCACAACAGGCTTTGGGTCAGAAAGATGTCAACGCATTGTTTAACGCAGGATCGTTAGAGCAGGGTCAGTTGCAGTCAGAGTACGACGTACAACGTGCAGCGCAACTTGAAGAAGCCTACGAACCGTTTGCTCGGTTCTCTTATATGCGAGATATTTTATCAGGTGTACCATCAAGCGGTACGTCATTGTCTGCGGCGGCAACTCCACAAGCCAGTCCTCTTGCAAACGTTATAGGTGGTGCAGGAGCAGGCATGGTAGCACAGGGTCAGCAGCCTATATTAGGTGGGCTTGGCAGTTTAAGATAAGGGTTTTATAATGAGTTTAGGCGGCATTAATAACATGGCATTGTTTGGAGCATCTGAGAAACCTAGATTTGCAAGAGACAAGATAAGACAGATGGGCGGTATCATGGCCTCATCTCCTGAACTTATGGAAGCTGTTCAGGAATCTAATCCTATGGCCCCTCCTATGGCTCCTCCTATGGGGGCAAGCCCAATGACTATGGCTCCTGTTCCGGTACAACCTTCGTTACCTACGCAAGCTCCACCTCCTACTCCTATGGCTCCACCCCCTGCACCAGGTCAACCCGTGAACGCCGCGTTAGCTGGTAGCAATCCAACCAGTGCCGCGCTTAATGCACAGGCCACCAAACGTCCTATGCAGATGAAAGAGGGTGGAGATGTAGACGTAAGCAAAACACCTGTACCAACAAAAACTGGTAGCGTTCTTCTTAGTTCTTTGATGGCTACACCTGGACTTGGTATGCTTGTCCCTGGATTAGTCAAACGATATGGCAGTGAAGATAAAGCAGAAGAAGAGTTGACTAAAAAGAAAGCAGCCCTCGATGCTTCTGTCAGTTCTGGTAACCCTGAAAACATAGCAAACACTTTGCTCGACGTCTCTGATCTTCCTATAAATGATGAGAACAAAAAAGAATTTGTTAGCAATGTTCTAGGTCCAGACAAGGTGACTAACGACATAGATGACCTAAACAATAAGATGGCAGGAATAGCGGTGCAAGGTGCTGGAACAAGCGGTGCAACAAAAGAATATATTCAAGCTTTGTTGTATGGTCTTAACCTGAAAAGAAATACAGCGACAGCCAGAGCCGCTGCAAAAGCGGGTGGTAAATCTGGAATGTCGCCCCTTGAACCTTTTGCTGATGCGGTTCGTGATTTAGCTGGGAAGATTATACAGAGCACAGGTAAAGACGCGCAAGCAGCAATGAAAGAGGCGGCGGATACTTTACGTCCGTTCTATCAAGGAAACGCTAGTGTGCCCTCACAAACGCAGACTCAAACTCTTCGACAACAAGTTGAAGATGCTTTGAAATTAGAGCCGAAAAGACGTGAAGATATTTTGAAACAAGCCACAGAGATGGGTGTTGATATAAAAGGATTATAAAATGTCGAACCCTTTTTTGAGTCAACCATCTCAAGCAAGTTCTAATCCTTTCTTAAGTTCTTCAGAACCTGCAAAAGAAGATGATGGTAAACAATTCTACGATGATACTATCGTAGGAGAACTAGGCGAAGGTGTTGTTTCTGGTGTTATAGGTATTGGTGAAGGACTCGCGGGTCTTGGCGCTGCTGCTGTAGATATAGTTGCAGACACAAACTATGGGGACAAGGTTACAGAAACGGCGGAAGCTGCTCGCGATGCTTTGGGTTTAGATCCAGAGGGTTTCGTCGGTAAGGGAGCGGAGATTGTTACACAGTTCGTTGTCCCTGGCATTGGCGCTGCTGCCAAGGTGGGTAAGCTGGCACAGGCTGCTCGTGCCGCGAAAGGTCTAGCTAAAACCCCGATGACAAAAGCAGAACGTTTTACCTTGGCTGGGAAAGAACTAGCAGCCGCAGGCATTGTAGATGCCGCTGTGTCTACGGACGGAATGACTACCATAGGTGATTGGGTAGAAACAGGGCCTACACAAACCAGTGATCTGATTGGTTTGAGTGGTCGAGAGAAAGCTCTCGCTCGTATTGGTAACAAACTCAGAGTCGGTGCGGAGGGTGGTCTTCTAGGTGGCGTAGCTCAAGGTGCTCTGATGGGAGCAGGAAAAGCCGTTACTGGTACAGCAAAGACTATAGGGGAAACAGAGTTTGGTAAGGTTAGTGCACAGGCTGTAAATCAAAAGCTTGATCAAGTTGGAAAAAGCATGAACAAACTTGTAGAGCAACGCATGTTAGCAAAACCTGGATCGTCTGAAGAGCTTGGCGCTTTCAAAAGTAAAGTAGCTGATGCGATTGCCTTTGGTAGATATAGAGGGTTTTTACCAGGGCAGGTTGCTGACAAACGTTTGTTGCTGGATGGTCAGGTGCAAATACAAATCAAGAAAGCAGATCGTATTCTTTCTGATTTGGAAACAGAGATGGATTCTTTCATTAAGAAAACACCAGAAGGTGACGGCAACTTAGATCGAGTTGGTATTATGTCAAAAGTAGAAAGCTACCTGACAGAATCGAACGATGTCGTGAAGAACCGTGTGCTCGGTGAGCTACCTAAAGGTGTCAGACAAAACGCTGTGCGTATGCGAAAGCATATAGATGAATTGAGCAACGACGTATTACAATCTAATTTCTTGAAAGAAAACAACTTTGTAACTAAGAGTGGTGAAAACATACAAGACGTTGTTGAGCAAAACATAAACAGTTACTTACGTCGTCGGTACAAAATATTTGAAGATTCAAAGTATGTGCCCACAGAAGAGTCTATAAAAGTTGCTGATGATTTCTTTCGTGTAAACAAAAGAGCCGTTGAAAAAGAATTAACTAAGATGGCTCGTCAAGATGTCTCAGAGTTCACAGAATTAAGTGACGACTTCATGGCTAGAAACGGCCTGAAAAAAGTTACTGACAAAGACGGTGTAAGAATAGAGGTCGGTGCAAAGGTTACGGACGAAGTAGCAAAGAAAGCTCGTGAAGGTTTCTTAAACGAATACAGTATTCAAGCTCGTGAAAAACTAGGCGGTGGGCGCATGGCTCGTGACCGTTTGGAAACAGGGATGTTTATATCACGAAAGAATGTACCGAAAGCTTTGCGGCAACTGCTCGGTGAGGTTGATGATCCAGCGGAAGCGTATCTTGGAACGATAGCTGATCTTGCACAGTTTACGGCGGTTGATGATTACTTTGGCACCGTAGCAAAACTAGCCGATCAAAACTCTGGGATTGGTAAACTGTTTATAAATGGAAACAAATACTCACCAGAACAACAGGCTGGACTCCGCAGAAAAGGATACATCAAACTAGGTGGGGATGATGGCGCAAGCAGTGGGGTACAAGCTGTTGGTCGAAAGGCTACAGAAGAAGAACAGCTAATAGGCAGATCTGGTTGGGGTAGTTTAGACGGATACTATGTTCCTGAATCTGTTTACAAAAACCTTACACGTCATGTGATGGGAGAAGACACTATAGGCGCTACAGCAATGCGTGGGTTAGTCGGAAGTTTTCTCAAGCTCAAAGGTATTTCTCAGTATAGTAAAACTGTTTTATCTCCTATCACACAGGTCAGAAACTTTACAACGGCTTTAGCTTTTGCCACAGCTAACGGTAACATCCCAGTGATTGGTCGAGGCGGTAGTCTTAAAGATGCTAGTCAAGCGGTCTTTTCAAACATTACAAACAAAGCGGCTCCTACATCTGGAGTTGGTAAAAAGGTAGGTAAAGCTTTCGGGCTTGGTGAAAAAGAAGCTGACGTAATTTTTGCAGATCTTGCCGATGCACAACAGCGGGGAGTTCTTGGAACAAATGCAGAGTTAAGAGAGATACAAGATACTTTAAACAAGGGCTTGGGAATTACTGCCCGTGATCCTAAGAACTTTGTAGAAGCTGTAGCAGGAAGTGCTGGTGGAACCAGGGAAAAACTAGCACGAGGCGTTGGTAAGTACGCTAAGAAGTTTGAAGATGTTTATCAAGGCTCAGATGATTTCTGGAAATATTTTAACTATCATGCAGAACAATCTCATCTCCGCAATGCACTGAAGGGTGCAACTCCTGAACAGCAAATAACCTATCTTACCAAAAACATGGATGATGTTTCTATCGAAATGTCCGAAGCCATTCGCCGTGGTGATGCAAATATAGATGAGCTTATTAAAACCAGAGCAGCTCAAATAGTTAGAGACACCGTACCTAACTATAACAAAGCGGCATCAGGGCTTGTTCAATTAGGCCGTCGTTTACCTGTTGGTAACTTTATTTCGTTTCCTGCGGAGATCTATCGAACAGGGTTTAACATTGTTAAGCAGGGTTTAGATGACATGGCGTCTGACATTCCTACCATACAAACCAGAGGTCGTAACCGTTTACTTAGTTTTGCTACCACTACTGCGGTCATACCAGCCGCTGCGCTTGAGATGGCCTATGCAACTACAGGGGTTAGCCGTGAAGAAATGGACGCATACAAACGATCCTTTGCCCCTCGATGGGAGAAAGGTTCTGTGTTGTTGCCTCTTGGTAAAACAGAGGATGGTAAGATTGAGTACATAAATTTTAGTACATCAAACCCATATGATACTTTGTTTAGATTCACTAACCGTGTTTTGAATGAAGCAGATGACGCGGTCAAAGAAGGTAAAGATCTTAGTCAAGTTCTTAGTGATGTGGCTCTATCTTCAATCAACGAAGCTTTTGAGCCGTTTCTATCCGAGGCTATGTTAACAGAATCCCTATTTGATATTTCTCTTAGAGGAGGCCGCACTGCTACAGGAGCCGAAGTCTACAGCAAATCAGACAACCCACTTTTAAAAGGTTGGAAACGAATAACACACGTTGCTGACACTCTTGCACCAAACATACTACCTTTTGATATTAAAGGCGGTAAGATTGAGCCTAGCCGTTTTCTTCGCGGGGTTGCAGGATCTAAAGACGGTGCAATTAGTAGCATGGACAAGATGGGTAGAGAACGAAACCCAGCGGGTGAGTTGCTAAGACAGATGAGCGGAGTATCTAAACTAGAGTTCGATCCCAAACGGGGTTTAGAGTACGGTGCATACCGCTTGGGTCAACTTCAAACAGACGCCAAAAGAAAGTTTAACCGGGTTACTGACGATTACAACGCCGGATCAAACACATTAAGGAATTCTTTTCAAGCAGCCAACAACGACAAATTTAGAATAGATAGAGAATACTTTCGTATGATAGAAGACTTACGAGCCATGGGTCTTTCCGATACGGATATTCGAAAAGTATTTAAGAAAGAGAACATTGGCGGTATCAAAGGCATTATGCGTGGTGTATTTGAACCATTCAAGGTTACACCTAAAAACTTTAGAGAGATGCGCGACGTAGGAATAATAGATAAGTTTCCTCGTGAGGAGATCGATCAGATCAGACGTAACATGAACGGCATGCCACTTGATCCAAAGGAAGAATCGCAACGTTCAAAACCAGCGCCCAGTACCAATCCCTTTTTAAAGAATTAATCTATCTCACCCCAGTTGTCCTTGAGTTCGTCGTCTACTTTAGAGGGGACTTTCAAGACATCCGACAACCCATTTTCCATTATGTGCTTGATGTTGTGAGCTTGGTCGTCACCCTCTACTGAAAAACATAACTCATCATGCACCGTAAGCATAGGTAAAAGTCCCTCGTTGTAACAATCAAGCATCGCCTTTTTAGTTTGGTCGGCTGCTGATCCTTGGATCAATTTGTTTAATGCCTTGTAAGTAAAGGCTCTTCTCAAGGGCTGACCATATTCTTTCATGGCATCTTCATAGGGCAACGGCTTCTTGTATCCAAATGTCCTTGGCTCCCACAGGTGGAAACGACAACGACGACCTAGTATTGTGCGAACCTGCCCTGTACCTGACGCTTGTTTACTAGCCAAGTCTGCAAGGCCCTTAACAAACGGCACCTTTTCACGGTGTGTTGCTAATAGTTCCCCTGCTTCGTCGGTTGAGATATCTAGCTGTGCGGCGAGTTTACCTTTACCCATACCGTACATGATACCCAGGTTCACGACCTTTGCTTCTTTACGTTTAATCCCTGCTATGTCTGCTACCATCTGGTGCAGATCCACATCACCGCTGTGGTATTCATCAACAATCTTATCAACGATGGGGTGTCTGAAATCTCCCTTCAGGCTTGCCGCAAAGTGCACCAGTAACCTCGGCTCTTGGCTCGAATAGTCAAACGATCCCCACTTGGTTCCTTCTTCTGGTATAAACAGGCCACGTATCATCTTCTTAATTTCTGGATCTCGTGCAGGAATCTGCTGTAAGTTTGGGTTGGACGATGAAAACCGCCCAGTCACTGTACCGCCGTCATCGGAACGAAGCTGATGGAACTCGCAATGGATACGACCCTTGTGTTCATGCTTCATAATTGTTTCGATAAACGTGCTATCAGCCTTGTCAAATTCACGTAGCCTGACGATCATTTGTGCAATAGGGTGCTGATGGGTGTTGAGGTACTGTTTGGTGAATGAGGGAGCACCTGCGTCAGTCTTAGGGTATGCTAGGTTTAACTCTTCAAACACTGCGGCCACTGATGCCGCTGCCCATGGCTCAATTTTGATTTGAGTTTGTTTAAATATCTCGTCCTTGATTTGTTTGGATTTAGTCTTGAGAAGTTTCTTAGCTTGCCCTGCTTTATCCAGATCCACACGCACACCCAACTGGCGCATGTCACACATCATCGGGATCAGGCTTGTCTCTAAATTCCAGATGTTCCAAAGGTCTTGCTTATCCAGTTCTATCTTCAGGCGTTCCCACAAACGCAGGGTCATCCCTGCATCCTGTTCAGCATACCGTCCTACAGACTCAGGCGGTAGCCTGTACATTTCTGCTTTGGGATCGAAGCCCCACTCTGCTGCTGATACACGGAGTAACTTCTCATCTTTTCGTTCATCGAGGTAATCACGACCTAGATTGTTTAGGCTGTATGACCAACGGTTCTCATCAACCACCGCCCCTGTAATCATGGTATCGATGATTCGCCCTTCAACCTTTATGCCCTCGGCACGTAACCAACCCAGATCGTAAGTAGCATTGTGCATGATCTTATCTATGTCGGGTGTTGCCATCTGTTTCTGTAGCCACTTGAGCGCGATCCTTGCATCCATGTTGTGACCGTTTTCGTGCCGGATCGGGAAGTAACCCTGCCAATCTCCTGCGGCTACGGCTATACCTACAACGTATCCATCTTTACGAACCCATCCTGGGCCTAACGTCGTCAGGTTTGGATCACATGTTTCTAGATCGATTGCGATCTGTTTATATTTTGTAAGGTCAGGAAACTCCGATGGAATGTTCCACGTTAGTTCCTTTCCTTGGTTCATCTGCTTTGCAATAACATGATCTTTCTCAAATAGATTACCTTGATTCATCTTCAAACTCTGCTCCCAATGCTGAATATCCGCACTTGTCGATCCACGAATCTTTGTGGTCGATGGTCTCCAACAATCGACAGGTCTTCACCCAGTCCATCATCAGAGCCACATGCTTTGCTGTTATTTTATTATGTGTTGTGAATGCGTCCTGTACTATTACATTCCAACCAGTTGCTATTCGGTCGAAGTTATCCTTCGCATCTCCATAGTCTTTTGCCCTGTTACCGTTGATCAGTTCTTTCGCTGTATCTAGATAGTCGTTTCGTTTCATATTTCATACCTGTATTTTTTATCCGACTCTATAAGGTAGAGATTCTGCTTGGCACGAGTTACTGCCACATAAAATATCCTGTCTTCATCCTCTGGGTGTTTGCCCTCTACACATGATTTGGTAGATCCCAAGTATACCGCTACGTTGTCATCCTCACCACCCTTCATGGCATGGATCGTAGAGATCTTGATCCTTGGTTCTTTATATATGCTCTCACCCCTACGCTCAACCGATCTAATGTAAATCTTTTCTTCCTCCGATAAACGTATGATATCTGTTTGATCTGTACTGATCGGGGCTAATAAACCAAACTCCTTGACCAGTTTGTCGTAGGTCAACAGTTCGTCTGGGCCAGCAGCATCCAATAGTTTCATAGATCCACGTTTAACAACCGCTCCCTTTCCTACTTTGGGCACCATCTCATACATCTTCCTAACCCTACCGACATACACACCTTTGCCGCTACTGATATCTTTCCACACAGACATAGCCTCTAGTTTCTTTTCCGGCACAGACCACCTCCCCTTACGGCTGTAGAAGTATTCATTCTGCTCCAAGAACTCTGCTATGTCGTTCACAAACGAGTTGGTTCTTGCCATGATTGTCCATGAACCTCGATCCAACGGCAATGCCCACAGGCTCATGACCCTCGTAACTCTGCCCTCTTCTTGTTTTGGATAGAACTCTTTCTCCAATCTACCTGGTATACGGTGTGAGATGTCCATAGAAAGTTCCCAGACGCTCCGTGGTAAGCGATACGACTGATTGAGTACCTCAACCCTATCCGTGCAGTTAATGAAGTCATCGACGTTTACAGACGTCCAACGGTGAATAGCCTGATCATCATCCCCCGCAATCAATACCTCGTCCGCATGTTCGGACATCTTCTTTACCATCTCCCATTGTAATGGTGTAAGATCTTGGGCTTCATCAACAATCAGAAGATCTAAGTTCGGTGGCTCTGCTATATCTATGTACTTGGCAATCATGTCAGAGAAATCTACACGATTGGTTTTGGACTTGTACTCAAGCAGTTGCTTTTCAATCTGCACAAGTTTGGGGAAACTCAAGTCGTGATCTCCCTCGTAATTAAACTCAAAGTCCAAGTCAGACATCCGATAGACCGACCGCATAATTATCTGTAGGTACTTGGCTCCTGATCCTTTCATGCTTGGCATAGCAATGCCGTCGTTCATTGAGGTGTTATCTGCACCGTCAAAGTCCAATGCAAGCATCTGTCCTAGTCTTTTAAAATCCTGACGGCTCAACACGTCTCCATGGGACAAACCCAATCCATGATACCCAGTGGCGTGGAGCGTTTTAAAATGTGGAAAGTCTTGCTTGGTTAAACTAAATTTGGCACAGGCTCGATCAACAAACTCACCTATCGCTTTGGTCGTAAACGAAACCACACCAATGCGAGAAGGATGCACACCTTCTTCAAGCTTTGCCTGTACTCGTTCAATCAAAGTATAAGTCTTGCCGCAACCTGGAGGTCCCAAGATCAGCGTAGCATTATCAATCATCAGTACGACGACCTTCTAACCACTCGTCAATATCCTGCTTGCTCCAACGACTAGCAGATCGTCGGGCATCTCCGTTGCCAAGTTTGTAAGGCTTGGGAAAGTTTCCCTCGTTCACCCACTTGTATATGGCGGACTCGGATACATCGAGCCAGTCGGCTATATCCTTTGCCTTTAAAAAATTAGAATGGGATTTCATTCTCTATCTCCTTTATAGGTATTGCTACCTCTTCGTTTTCAAATGCAGGAACCCACCAAACACGAACGGTGGTTCTTGATCCATCTTCCTTGTTTATATTCTTGTGTCCATAACACTCTCTATCACCGTTTAGTTTCTTCAACTGCTCTTGGATCTGTGCCCTTGTAAAAGCAGTGAACCTCCTGTTGTGCAGGAACTCTGTCAAACCTGATATGGTAAACGAAGTGTACCCCTCGTTGTCTGTCCATGGTTTACCTTGTAACAATTCCTCTGGGTGCAGTGCTCTAATACGACTGGTACAATACGACTTGAGTAGCGCCTTGAACTCTCCACCCACCGTCAATTCCTCTGGAACTTCTTGAGTCGAAGCCTCTAACATTAACTTTTGAAGTATAGATAGCCATGTCTTTGGCCTCATGGTTGGAGGCACAACTTGAGCCTGTTCCATACAAGCACGTTGGAATAACGTCTGGTTCTGAAGCTGTTCCGTATTTAACTGAATACGTTGCCCTGCTACCGTAAGGAAATACAATCGGGGTTCGGACTTAATAATCATCAGGTTCTGTACCTCTATGTCAGATCCTATCTCCCCAATACCAAACTTCAAAGACATGCACAGTTCTTTATCACAGTAACTCTTGAACGGTTCCTGTTCGCACGTATAAAAATATTCTTTCTTATCTAAACTCTTCTGTAATCCTAAGACTTCTTTGGCTTCTAGCGGTGGAGAAAACAACTGTTGGTTCATTGTTTCCATCTCAGCTTTCCAATTGTCCCCATGCTTCATCCGACAATACACACCAAGCATAAACAGTTTCTTGTTGCGATCCTCACCAGACGGGCCATCACGAAACAAATGCTGAAGACATGGCGGAGCATCCGACAATAGTTTCCTCGGCTTATTGTTCTTGGATCTCAGCCCCTCCAATTCCGAAACATGGATCTTGGATTTCTCTATGGCTTTGAGAAAGTCCTCAATCTCCATGGCCTCAACCTTTTCGTTGAAGCAATATCTTTGTGGCAATTCCGCACTGAAGTATGGCAAGTTTATGAAGTTACCTACGTCGCCCCTGTCCGCAAGTATAATGTCCTGCTTCGGAAAGATCTCACAGCCACTGTGCCCAATAGCAACTGCCATCTCTAGCAGATACTCTCGCACAACCTTTGCCTGTTCGTACTCTTTTAAGAACAGATACAAATGTGCACCGCCAGACTTCGATCTGCAATGCAGCAACGGTAGCTTTAGTTTCTGTATTCGACGCTGTAGTTCGTTGTGATCCAGGTCATAGATATCTATGTCCAAGGCACCCCACCTACATTTGTTTTCCTCATTGATCGGGATAGCCCCGACCCCCTGCTCACCATCAATGTGTCCTTGCATAATCTTAACTGTTAATGCTTGACGTACAATCCTACTGTCAGCATCGGCCTTACCATTTCTGCCAATCCGACCCACTGTAGTTGTACCATGTGCAACCTTCGAACCTTCGAAGGCCGCAAGCATTTCGTCTGCTAATGACATGCTTGGCTCCTGTTAGGTGAAAGACACGGTAAATCTTTTTGAGAAAATTTACCGTGCCAAGTTTTTAAAAGGGTATTTCGTTGTCGCTAACAGGATCAACTGGCTCTTCTGACTGTGCCTTAACCTCTCCCGCTTGTACCGATTCTCTGAAAGCCTTTGCTTCCACCAACAGATCACGGTTACTAACCAAGCTTTCTTTCGCTACTTGATAGTTGAAATAATCACCCTTGTCATTAGACTCTTCAATGGCAAATATTTTCCACATCGTAGCGTACACCGCAGGAGTAACAAGCTGCTCCGTCTTTGGGTTCTTGATCTTTTGCATGGCAATCTGTGTCTTCCAACGTCGGCTGACCTTCAACTGACTAGACTTCATGTCTATCACTACAGGTTGAAATGTTCCGTCGTCCGATACAATCAAGCAATAATGCTGATCAGACTTCACCAAATCGTTGCCGTTGGATAGAACTTCTTTAGATCCCTCTCGCTTTGCACTGGTAACCATTGGATCGTTGGCGGCTAGTTCACCCTGGAACCCACCACCTTGCTCTCTTGGTATGAACTCAAGATACTTAGTGGTTTGAAAACACGGTATAACTACAATGCCGTTTGATCCTTCCCAATACTGACCAGTGACATTGTTAAAGATGTCCCCTTGTGATGCACCCTCAATGTGTTCGGCTTTGCCTTTCTTGAGTTGTGGTGACATGGGTTGCAAGATCCGAACAAACGGTATCTGCATCTCACTGCTATCAAATGATGCGCCATCTCCGGCGGTATCAAAGATATCGTCTAGTACATCGGTGCTTAACTCTGCACTTTTTGCTTTTGCTACTGCGTTAGCCATTATGCTTTCCTCCTGATTTCAGCTGCGTTAGCTATGAATGCCCCGAACATATCGAGGTCGATTGGTTTACCATCAACGATGCGTTCCTTAACAAACGCCTTGAGTGTAGATGGGTGAACGTGGGTCTTGGTCTTCGGATCAAAACCCTTCTCATGCAGGAGGCCAACGACGTCCCCTGCTATGTTGTCTTCGCCTTTGCCGAACGAACAGGTCACATCGTTCTTGATGATGTCGTCTAGCCCGTTATCCCGTAGCCATTCAAAGGCTTCTTCCTTGCGGTCTTGTGGAATAGAAGCATGTACAATCATCTTCCTAGATACAGACACCCCGTCCACATCTAAACGATCAACCCCCATCTCATCCATCAAAGCAGGAATGTTTTCAACTGACAGCCTATGCTTCTCAGCTTTCAAGGCTTTCATGTTTAACTCTGCATCCTCAATGTTTTGTTCGACGCTGCGGAGTTGACGGACAAGATCACTGAGTTGCTTTCCTGTTCCGGTATCGACACTGGCAAACTTGTCACCCTCGTCAATTAAGTCTTCAAATATATCCATAAGTGTTTCCTCTTCAGGGTTCGGTTGACAAACCATTTCGCCATCCGTATTGTGGACTCTACTGGAGGTATGTGATGACTGTCAAGTACAAATTTAAGTTGCCCCCATTCAAACACCAGGAAGATGCACTGGAAAAAGGATGGAATAAAATAGAGTTCGGTTACTTCATGGAAATGGGTACAGGTAAATCGAAAGTCCTACTCGATAACATGGGTATGTTGTTCCAAGCAGGCCGGATAAACTTCGCCTTGATACTCGCGCCAAAGGGTGTGTACCGCAACTGGGTGACCAAAGAAATACCAGAACACATGTCCGATGATGTACCGCATCGGGTCATCCGATGGGTCGCCTCCCCAAATAAAAAACAGCAGGCAGAAATGAAATCAGTCAAAGAACCATTCGCAGGGCTGACAATCTTTGTCATGAATGTTGAGTCGTACTCAACACGCAAGGGTCAGGTTGCAGGAGAATGGATGGCTCGTGCGCTTGGGCCTTATGGTATGATTGCAATCGACGAATCAACCACCATCAAAAACCAAAAAGCCAAACGCACAAAATCATTACTAAAAATAGCAAGCCAGTTCAAGTACAGAAGACTATTGACAGGGTCTCCAATTACAAAAAGTCCGCTTGACATCTATGCACAGACCGAGTTCCTCCGCCCTGGTCTCATGGGTCATGAGTCCTTCTATTCATTTCAGGGTCGGTACGCTGTTGTTCAACGTCGGACCATGGGTAGCCACGCTTTCCAACAGATCGTAGGATACAAAAATCTTGATGAACTGTCTGAAAGAATCGACTCGTTCAGCTTCCGTGTACTCAAGAAGGATTGCTTGGATCTGCCAGACAAAATCTACACGGCTCGGTATGTCACTCTGACTGACGAACAATATAAAATGTACAGCGATCTACAACAACAAGCCATGTTGTTGTTTGACGATGGCGAGATAGTCTCTGCTCCCGCTGTCATTACTCAAATGTTACGCATCCAACAGGTTATGTCTGGGCATTTAAAGACTGACGACGGAGAGATGAAGTACTTTGCCTCACGTCGCATGGATGCACTGCAAGAAATTATTGAAGAGTACGACGGTAAAGCAATCATCTGGTCTCGGTTCCGATACGATATCATTAAGATAACGGAGATGCTAAACAAAAAGTTTGGAGAAGGATGTGCCGCTGCATACTACGGAGATACTTCCGATGACGACCGCAACGATATTGTTACCAGGTTTCAGAAAGATAAAACACTTAGGTTCTTTGTTGGTAACCCATCGACCGCCGGATATGGTCTGACTTTGACGGAAGCTAACCTTGTGGTATACTATGCTAATGACTTTAACTTGGAAACAAGAATGCAATCCGAAGATCGAGCACACCGCATTGGACAAAAGAACAACGTGACATACATCGATCTGATATCCGAGGGTACAATAGACGAGCGGATCGTTAACACTCTCCGCAGTAAGATTGACATCGGTGCAAAAGTATTAGGAGAAGAGGCAAAAGAATGGCTAAGTCTAAAACCCACGAAGAGTTGATCGAAACAGTTGTAGACTACAAACGTGGGCTACGAAACTTGAAGACCGGAACAGACGAACTGGTTCGCATATCAGGATTAACACCAGACATAGCCGCCGCATTCTTGACAGATATGAAACGAAACAGTGTCACTCAGATCCGTGGGTATTCCAAAGAACCAGAACGCTTACGCAAAGGAAAAGAAAAAGCCCCGTCGAAACGGGGCTAGTTTGTGAGGCCACAAGCGTGAGCCATCGAGCAGTGTATTATAAATCTATAGCATCTTTCATGACTTCTGCATACTCTTTTCTTATAATTACAGATATCTGTCTTGTCATGGTGCGCTGTTCATCACTTGCAAGTTCCTTCAATCTCTCATGATCTTCAGGCAACAACGCTATATTACAAAAACGTCGTTGCTCTTCTTTCTTTTTAGCCATTGGTTGCTCCTTAGTTGTGGCTTGATTGTACACTAGTTGTTACCAACAAACAACATATAAGCATCCACTTTATAAAAACGGTTTTTGTTTTTTTCCATGGCCTCAATCACCTCAAATTCTTCCCGATCTATGTCAGCTGCTATCATGCTTGGCGTGTAAGGGAAGTCTATCCCATTGGATTTTATGTACATCGCTACCTCATCTTCGATATCGATGTTCGTTACATGGGCCAGGTCCAGATCAACATGCACAGGTTCAACTCGCATCGCTCTCCACGGTATTTGCTCACGCTTATCGGGATAATTCGGCAACAAAAACGCATTGAAGATGTCACCAGGTTGCACGTTCATTGTTGTCACAAGCCTTGCGTTTAAAAAAACCTGATCCCCTTTTGGCGTAACAGCAAACCCACTACCAGTAGGCGTCAAGTATTCAACAATTACTTGCTGTCGTCGCGTCTCATTCAAATCAAAAATTTGGTTCATAAAGTATTCCTTCTTCTTCTTTTTGTTTGTAGTAATTGATTTCTTTAATTAGACCCTCGATCCTTGGATCATCGGCGTCTGCCCATTCAATGTCGTCACGTACTTTCTCTAACTTCTTTATAAGTACGCTAATCATTTCAACTTCTGCGATCCCTAATACCTTCATGCTTCCTCCCTTGGTAATGCATATTTCTTAATTAAAACGAACACGTTGTGCTCCTCCATGTGAAGTGCTGCCGCTATCTGATGAGCAAGCATACCATGATTTAATAAATTATTCACAGTCTTTGCTTCCATAGATAAAGGTCGTTCCTTCGGTAGCGTTACCCTTTTTCGTAACGGTAACGAATTAGTTTGCATCTTCGGATTGGCTCGTCGATCCAATACATTCTGCGCCTCCCAAGCCCTGCGATACAGATCTTCGTACGCAATCCTGTCCTTCTCACTTTCGTAAACCTTACCTTTTACTCTAGCTTTCATTATCTTCCTCCATGTATTTGTATTCCAATTGTTTTCAATTGATTAACGTAATCGTTTAACTCATCCCTCGCCGCCCACAACTCACGTTCAATCCCAGGTCGGGAGTCTTGTCTCCTCTTCTCGTCCTGTAAATTATCAACCTGTCTCTTTAACCATTTAAGTTGTGCAGCTTGAAACATACTTAACTGCTCATCGCCCATCATCCTGCTCCTCTCTGGGTTTTGCCCTCGGTCTAACTAACTTCGAAACGGTGTCTGATTTGTGACACATCATAATAATGTCATTGCCATAAAGGTCGTACAGATGGTTGTATATTCCGTCTGCGCTCCCGCTGTTCATAGCTGACGAACAATGCTTCTCGCTCTCAAACCAAACAGCCGTCTCAATCTCATGATCTTGTACACTGTACTCAATCACCAATGCCGTGAAGTATTCAATCATGAACCTTTGTCCTTCTTGATTGTCTTAACCAAAAGATTGTCTGCGGCTTTCATTACCATCAAAGCTTTCGGATCAACCGCTCCCATCATACCTTCAAATTGGTCTTTCGACATCTCCTCCTTACACTCAAAGTATGCGTCCTTCAGTTCGCGATCTATCAATTCGCGGATCTCCATCAAGGCCACCACCTTATTCGGTGGCCTCAATGCATAAAATTCTTCCCATTGGATCTTGGTTTCGAAAAAGGGAACCTCAGTGTCTGCGGCCTCCCATCCTACCTTCATAATTAAATTCATCTAACAACTTCCCAAACGCTCTCGGCTCCTGCGTCCACGCCAGTGTCCTTAATTTTGCCAGACTTCTTGAGTTGAGACAGTGTCGTGCGTACAATCGTAAGCTTCACACCCGACCTGTCCGCAATATGTTTTGCGGTCCCAACGCCTCGGTTTAATTCCGCCAGGATCTGTTCCTTGCGCGTAAGTTTTACGCCCGACCGTTGTTTTCTCTTGATCCTTGCCCATAGTTTTTTAAACATTTTAAGTCTCCTCTTCCCATGAAAGTTCAATTGTAATCCTATGATAG